AAGCAAATAGAAAAACTAAAGATATTTTCTTCATACCGAGTTTCTCCTTTTACCAACATTACTTTTAACTTGGCTCCGTAGGCCATGTGACTGAATTAGGAAAACCACCTTGAGCTGGGACATCTCTTAAAGCCTGACGATAAGTTGCCCACGCAGATGACATCGTAACGTCAGACAGCCCCATCCAATCTGTGTCTTTTAATTTTTGGTCGCGTTCAGACCTGACTGCGGCAGCTTTTTCTGTGTTTAGTTGAGCCTGATATGCGGCTTCTTTTTCTGCTTTAGTGCCGTCACTGTCGGTGGAAAAACGGTCTTGCTCTTCCCACACCTGTGTCCACTTTCCTCCAACCTGCGCTGGTGTTCCTTCAACAACAATCTTCATGTCAGAGGAAGCTGCTGGCATGTTAACCGCAGTAATTTCGTCCCACCCAAGGTCGGCAAAAGTATCAACAATTTTGCTGAATGACACATTCTTATGAAGTGCTTTAACTTCGGCTTCGGTCTTAACAGTTCCTGTATCTCTTTGTCGATAACTAGGCATCGTATTTACCTCTAGGCTGTCAGCCTTTCTTCAATATTCTTAAACGGAGCTTCCCACCGGCCAAATTCTTCCTGCCGGAAAAGCGTCATGCTGTCGTAGTAAGGTGTGGAGTCTCCGTCTTTAGCATATAAAAAATAAGGCATAATTGGTGTGACTACCCAAGTGTCTATACCCATGGCTGCTGACAGATGCGACACACTCGTACAACTTGATATAACAAGGTCACAACCTGCTGTTGCCTTTTGTGTGTCTTTCCAAGTGTCTAAAACAGTTTCTTTAACCCAATCGGGTTTAGCCTCTGCGCCTTCATCTCGCTGTAAAGATACAAACTCAGCATCAATATTTTTTACAGACTCAAACATCAACTCGTAAGGAAACTTCTTGTGGTGCTCGTGTTCAAATGTGCTATTACCCTGCCACCGCAATCCAATACGCTTTTTGCTGTTTCTTTCTACTTTAGGCTTATCAATATAAGATTTCCCTGAAATGTCACCAAGCTCATAACCTAAAGGCACTACGGCACTCATCCCTGCTACCCAGTAGTCGTGGTATACACCAAAGACAGCGTTATGCTGAACTACCGCTGACACCCCTTCAACATCCGTGAATAAAGGAACGAGGTATCCGCTGCATCCGACAATAACCTTGCAACCTCTAGCGGCTATGTCTTTGGCGTACCGAACCTGATGAATCTGGTCTCCAAGACCTCCTTCAAGATAAAGCAACACAGTACCTTTAGCTTCGCCATCCCACTTAGGAGTGGGTACATTAGGAGCAGAGTTACCAAATACGCCAGCAATCCTGCCCTTGTCCATCAGCTTATAGCCTTCCTGTATTCTTCCCTGTCTTAGATAATGCCAGCCCCTGTTGTAAGCTGCTCTCAGGTTATTAGGCTCTTCGCGCTTTATTTTTTCTGCCAGTCGCCAAGCTTCTTCAAAGTTACCTTCGGTGGCAGCAGCTAATTGTAAATCTAGGTCTTTGACTTCTGGTTCTGTTTTCTTATCTGACCAAAACTCAGGTTGGCAAAACTCGTTGTAGTAATGACCTAAAACATCCTTAGCATCTTCGTTATGCTGTTTTTCCAACGTTGGCTTAATGTCATGTAGTCCTGCAAAACCATGAAGTTGTTCATCGTCTTCTTTGACACTCTCGCCATCAATGTTTTTAAAGTCGTATTCAAAAGGTTCCAGCTCAAGAAACTTATGAATGCGCTCTAGTTCTTTTTCGGGTTGCGATAATAGGTTTTCGTATCCAACAAAACAGAAACATTCAGGAAACGCCTCGTAACCCTCCCTGAGAGTTGCGTATGAACCCTTTAAATGCGCTATTAACTGTCCTGAGTACATAAACTCATTTAAATCTTCTGGCTTAACTAGCCGTACAAATGAGGCTGCACACTCCGGTATATTTCGTACTGTCGCAATTATCTTTGGCTTTTTCTCTAACACTTGGTGCATTGCACCTAATATAACTTTCAACGGCCACGTTCTTGCTTTATCAATAACCACGCTTTCAGGAACATCATAAAAAGCATCAATCGTTCCCCGCATTGTTTTCACTAATTTCTTTCTTTCGGGGTCGTTCTCGCCTAATAGATTACTTTCACTCCAAATGTTAGCAAGACTGTCTAAGGCATAAACTAACCCAGACGTTGTAGAGACATGAACGTCTGTATTTTGATTGAGAATAGCGGCTAGAACAGTAGAGCCGCTTCTCGGCAATCCTGACAAAAAATTAAGGTTCATAAAAAGCTAAATTACCCCCGTAACCCAAACAACTTACAGCTTTCCAACTGGTTAAACTGCCAATCTGTTTTGGGGATGAGTAGTGAGTAGTGTTTCCTAGTCCTAGCTTGCCTCCTCCATTATTGCCCCATGACCACAAAGTTCCGTCAGTTTTAACACAAACAGAGTGCATTCCTCCCATGCTCATTTGTAACCAGTTTGTGAGCGCACCAACTTGTTTGGGCGATGAATAAGAAGTTGTGTTTCCGTGCCCAAGTTTTCCATAACTGCCGCTACCCCAAGTCCATAGCGTATAATCTGTCTTCACACATCCTGAAAAATAGTTTGAGACGGCAGGGGTTGCCCAATTTGTTAACGCGCCTACTTGTTTTGGAGACGAGTACGAAGTGGTATTACCAAAACCAAGCCTTCCAGCACCACCGTTACCCCACGCCCACAAAGTTCCATCAGTTTTAACCGCTACCATGTGCTGACCGCTAACAGCGATTTCAGCCCAATTTGTTAAAGAGCCAACTTGTACGGGAGAACTTCTATTGGTTATATCGCCATGTCCTGTTACGCCTGTAGCGCCATTGCCCCAAGTCCACAAGGTTCCATCGGTTTTAATTGCCGCACTGCGAGATAAGGTTGGTGAAGCAGCAACTTTTGACCAGTTCGTTAAAGAACCAACTTGTTTGGGAGAAGAATAGTCAGATGTATTGCCTAACCCCAAAGCACCAAAAGAAGTGCCATTACCCCATGCCCACAACGTACCGTTCTTTTTCACCGCTAAACAATGCTCTCCGCCCATGCTCACTTCTGCCCAATCCGTGAGAGAGCCTACTTGTTTCGGTGATGAGTAACTGGTGGTATTGCCAAGCCCTAAATTTCCGTCAGTATTGTCTCCCCATGTGAACAATGCTCCGTTTTTGATTACGCCAACACTATTTTTGGCTCCGTATTGACTTGTTGATAATTGAGTCCAAGTGTCCGCACTTCCAACAGTTTTAGGCGATGAATAGTTGGTGGTATTGCCCAAACCCAAAGCGCCATCAGTGCCTTTGCCCCACGACATCAACTGGTAATCAGTGGCCGTAGCGCCCCCTGAAGCGGCTTCTAATATTCGCTTAATATTGGTCATTAGCTAAGGTTCGCTCCCGCTAAGAACCCGTACCAACGAGTTCCACCGTCTGTGGTATAAAAAACCAGCACATCAACACCGCTTGCGGTGAGCGTAGGAGCAGTGCCTCCTGCCCAATCAACACTTGCTGGCCAGTTTACTGTCTGACTTCCACCGTTGGTTAGTGTCAAAGTAAAGCCACACAATTCATCAGAAGCTGTTGGGTTTGAAAAAGTAAAAGTATTAGCAGAGGTGTCTACTGTGGCAGTAACGGAATTACCCGCATTAAGATCAATATCCTGCGTACCACCGCCTGTTGATCCTATAGCATTAGTAATTTCGCCGTAATCTTTAAGATTAACAGCGGAGACTGTTTGGTCGGCTCCAGTTACCGCTCCGGCTAAGGTCACACCTGTTAGTGTAGGTGCTGTACCAAAGACCAATGCTCCTGACCCTGTTTCGTCAGTAACAGCACTGGCAAGGTTAGCCGAGGATGGGGTTCCCCACCATGTGGCAATACCCGTCCCTAAACTGGTAATTCCTGTGCCCCCGTTGGCTACGGGAAGAGTGCCCGTCACTTGAGAGGTCAGATCAACACTTCCAAGAGTGCCGCCGAGTGTCAAATTACCAGAACTTGTAACTGTTCCAGTAAGCGTAATTCCATTAACAGTGCCAGTACCCCCAACAGAAGTAACTGTACCCGCTCCGGTTTCGGTAGGGTTTGCATCTGCCACAGCAGCGCCAGCACCAGCCCCGTCAGTATAGATATACTTTTTAGCGCCACTTGCCACATTAACCGTAGCACCAGACCCCTGCTTGATCGTAATGATCTGACTGCCTGTAGTGGCGTTTTCTATTATCCAGACTTTGGATATGGTATTAGGGCCAAGTGTCACTACTCTCGTGGTAGTTAAACTCACCGCAGAAGTAATCTTTAAATACAATGCGCGAGTGCCATCAGCGCTGGCATCAGGCATGGTAAAAGTTTCATTTGCGTCTGATGACATTTGCTTTGTGCCATACCCAAACGCATCGCTAACAAGAGACAGGTTAGTGTTGGTGGAGGCTCCCCATGTACCACTTTCATCACCTGTTGCGATCTCTTTCAGTCGCAAGTCATTTGCATAAGTTGCCATTTCTTTACCTCAATTAACTATGGAACAGGTGTCCAATTAGGTGTTTGTGAAGGATTAAGATTACTCCATCCCGGTGTTTGTGAAGGATTAAGATTACTCCATCCCGGTGTTTGTGATGGGTTAAGATTACTCCATCCCGGTGTTTGTGATGGGTTAAGGTTTACCCAACTAGGATTTTGTGAAGGATTAATATCCTCCCAGACCAAGACTCTTCCTACTTGACCAGTAGCACTTAGACCAACCGCATCAATAATTACATTTGTAAATACAGTAACCGAGCCAAGAGAAGTTGTGGCCGACACCCCAGTAACTGGGACTTCTATAAGAAGCTCAACAGTCACACCAGATAAACCGCTAACTGCCTCCAAGCTTCCGGCAGAAACACTTGCCTTTCCGGTAACAGACGTTGGTCCTGACAAGCCAGTAGTAGCAGCAAGACCTGTGGGATACACCGCCGTCTGCCAAACGGGAGCTGCTACACCAACCGCGCCAGTAGCAGCTACGCCAGTAACTGTAACCAGATCATTATGATGTACTGTAACCGACCCAACGGCAGTCGTGGCCTCAAGACTGCTTGGAAAAACCTCGCCTTTGCCCTGAACATTTGCTTCGCCTATAACGCCAGTGGCATAAACCCCAGTAACATTGACTGTGGCTCCAGATGTGACCGCTGCCGTTCCTACTTGCCCAGTGGCAGCTAGGGTATATTCGGTTTCACCCCAAACGCCTGTGTTCCAACCCTTAAGCCTTCCCCAGCCACTAAGGTAAAGGGTTTCGTTGGTGTCTTCTCCCCACTCACCATCACCCCAAGCGGCTCGACCCCAACCTACCGAAGACATTAGCGGTCTCCGTAATTAGGCTATTCTAATTATAGCGTTGGTAGAATCGGCGGTAGGCATTACAATTTTAAACTCTCCGGCAGTGGAGGTTTTGTCTCCTCCAAAATCCAGAATTACTACACTGGGATCGCCAGACGCAGAGTCATTGAAAATCATTGCACCTCTGGCAGTGATGGTTGCCGTACTCCATGTGGAGTCAGCAAAATCAGTGAAAGCAGTAGTGCCTCCTGATGTAGGTGTTACGTTAGTCAGCGCATTTCCTTTAGCCGTATATCCACTACCCGTTACTTCGTTGGTAGCCGTATAAGCCGTGGTTGCAGCGGTAAAAGAAGCGCTATTGGTATACAGCGCTATGTTAAAGGTATTGCCCGTAGAGTTCGTAAAGTCGTGTGTGCCAGTCAACAGCTCTGTTTTAAAACTGGTACACATATAATTGCCAGAAAAAGCCATTAAAGCCTCCTTATTTGTTCCGCCAAAGAACTTTCTCCGGCATCTAGTAAGAGATTATAAATATTGGTTCTTTCGCTCGAAGCGCCCTGTTTAATGTAGTGCAAAACAACCTGCTCAATGTGGCTCTTAAAAGCCTCTGCCTGTTGTCGGATAACTGGATCAGCCTGAAGAGACACGGAAATGATTTTGTTAGCGCACGATGCTGCTAACTCGTCAGGAGTAAAGCCTCGGTGACTTGTTGTTTCTACACTAACCGTACCGAGCGAAGCTTCAATATCTACCGTAAACACTAAATCCTCACACTCCTGACAGCGCCAGAACGGAAATTATCAGTGGTGTCATAACCTTCGCCCAACGATTTTAGTCGAGAAACAGCGTCTTCGTACTTCGCGTTGTACCACTCCATCTGTGCAGGATCGCCTTTTAGAAAGGTATAACCCTCAACAAGGCAGGCGTAAAGCAATGCATTTTCGGCATTTGAACCTAGCCAGCTCTCCCCGCTGGAAGCGGTGGTGATCGACTCCGGCTCATACATAAAGTGAATTTCAGTATTGTAGTTATCATCCGGCGTAGGCCCGATAATAAATCTAGTATCGTCAAAGATGCTGTAATACTTGGGGACACCTTGAGTAGCCTCTACAGGGTAAGCCTCACGAATAAAATTAACATCTTTAAAAACCAGATACTCGTATCCGCTGTTATCAATAGCCAGCGAGTAAGAGGCCAAAAAGCCTGTGGGCATTGTTAAGTAAGCGTTGCCCTGTGACAGGCTTCCCGTTTCATTCTTTCTTAAATCAGGAATCTGACAGGTTCTCAAAATCCTTTGCTCAGCCTGCGTAATAATCGTAGGCAGGTTAGTGACAAAGGTGGTCTCTGTTGTTTCCAGATAATCCTGTATGGCTGTCTTTAAAGTAGTAAAAGTAAAAGCCATTATGAAATTTCCACCTCTACTCGCCCAACATGAGCAGAACAATCAAGACCAACCGTTCTGCTTCCCATAGCGGTGTTCCCACCGCCGACCGGGTCCCAAGCCCACAGTTCCCTGCTTTGTGCATAACCGCCATCAGGTCTTGGGTCTCTTAAGGCTTGCGGATCAGACATATTAATCATGCCAAGTTTCCACTGAGGATTGTCCACATCCAAGACATCTTTACCCACCAGCATCCCGTTAGGTCTTCCAGCTTCGATTTGAGGAACAAGGTCTCTTAGCTTGTAGCGAAACCCAGTTCGATCACAAAACCCAAAAGCGTGTTTACCACTTGCGTAACTACTCATAAGTATTGATACCCACCCGGAACAACGTACAAGGAAGCCTTTTCTCTGTCTGAGTCTGAGGCCATTGTCCACTGCTCTTCATAATCTTGTTTTAATGATTGAATCTTAGGCGCAGCTTCTGGTTTTTTGTTGGCAATCATGTAAGCCAGTCCAGCAGTAAGGCATGGCAAAAACCGTGCCGGAACATCCATATTTAAAGAAGCAGGAGAGCCTGTGTCTTCTACTCGTTCCATGTAGTAATAGCCCAATGTCCATGTCTGTGACGAGTCAGGAATAGGCCACACATTTACCGTAATTCCAGTTGGCGCTCTTTCAATCCAGTATTGAATAGGTCTGCCTTCCAGTAGCTTGTTTGTCTGGTGAGAATATTGTGCAATCGAAATGCGCTGCATGGTGAGGTCTGACTGCTTGGTAGCATCGCCTGCATTAGTACGCATAAACGCTTCTACCACATCAAGTATCTTGCCATTTAATGTGTAGGCTCCAGTTCCCGCAACCAGTGTTTCTGTCGTGCCTTTAACCGTCCAGAGGTTTAAGCCTCTGTTCTGCCAGTCAAGCATCAACAGGTTTAAACTACGCCTAGCTGTTCGGTAATCAAAACCTGAGCGTAACTCCAGCCCACAACGCTCGTAGGCTTCTTCCATAATGTCACCGAGGTCAAGATTAAAGGTATAAGTGCCGCTTGTTGCCATTAGACAATCCTGCCTTTAGTGAGTCCCTGAACAGCCTTGCCATCGCCAACTCTGCCGCCCGAAAACATTTTTTTGTTTATGCCAGCTTCGCTCATTGCGATAGCCATAGCCTGATTTCGATTAGTTACCTTCTTTCCAGAGCTAGACTTGAGCTTACCGTCTTTAAACTCTTTCATGACATAGTTAACTTTCTCTCTGCCTTTCATGGCTATACATTCCTAGCTGGTCTAATGCCCTGAATAGCTGCGCCGCTGCCACGTACACGCCCACCTGTATTCATCTTTCTTAAAGTCTTGGCGAGGTTCGCCTGTCTACGAGTGGTAGCGTTTTTAGAATCAGCAAGCTTGTTCAGCTCTTTGCCGCTGATCTTCTCGCCCTTCTTTACCCCAGCCTTTCTACGCAAGCTACCGGGGTTCTTGATCGCTTTTTGTATCCAGTTTTTATCGCTTGCCATTTCGACTCCTATTGGTTCTTCTGGAAGTAACCACTAAATTGGATCGGCTATTATTACGAGGATTACCGTCACGATGATGCACATCTCTTCGGTCTCCCCTGCTAACACGCCCTTCGCCTATTAAGGAGTTTCGTGCAGCGTTACGTGCTGCTCTATTCTTCTTTTGCTTGGGCTTGGAATGGTAGTTAGCATACTCGCTTCTGTAATTTCTAGTCATCAAATTGCGCCTTATAAGCTTGTCTTACCAACTTGTCTTTTGTCTCACGCCTATCTAGCTCTACGCCAAACTCACGAGCGAATTCTTCAAGCTGTAACTTGGTGAGCTTGTTTAACTCAGCGCGAGTAGTCTCATCGACTATCTCCAGCTCTTCAGTTATTTCTTTTTTTTTAGGCGCAGCCTTCTTGGGGGCTGCCTTTTCAGCAGTGCCGCCAAGCTCTTTAAGCCTCGCTGAAGCTTCTGACTTGCTCATCAGGTCAAAAACCTCGATGTCGTATTCACCATCGGCGTTTTTTCTGCCAATCTGATAAACAGGATCGCCGTTACTAAAGTTTCCGTTTTGGAAGATTTCTAGTTTAGCCATAATTTTTAACGCCTTTAATAATGATCATGTAGGTATCACCAGAAGCAGCGCCGTTAGTAGTAAACAGAATATCACCTGTTACCCCTGTCCCTGCATTGTTGGGTATTCCGGTGAAGTCTGAGAAATCCAAGGTATCCGAATAGTTCTCTGGAAGCGTAGTAAGTAAAACATTTGAGGTCGCGTCCAAGAATATACTTACTGACATGTTGTAAGTAGAAAACTGAATGCCTGTAACTGTTACGCTTGTACACGCAGCTCCTGTTCTCGGCTGAGTGCTTAGGTCTGAAACATCGACCTTGACCACATCTGTCTCGCCAGTGGAGTCACTTACGTTAGTGAACTTCATGACAAGATTCCGAGGGCCGTCCTCGATAGTCTGGGTTGTTACTGCGTCTGCCATAGTCGCCTCCAAAAAGAGCGGGGCTAATGCCCCGCTGCTCGATTATTATGCAAGGTTGTTGTTCTGGATGTACTTAACGGTTATGAAACCAACACCAGAAGTGCCTGCGCTGGTCTTGCTATAAATCGTTACGTCACTAGCACCAACATCCAACCAAGCGTCAGTGTCAGTAATAGTTCCAGTAGACCCCTGCTTAATTACATCTGAGCCAGTAGTAAGCGCCAAAGCAGTAAACAGCTCAGTGGAGGTCGCAGATGTGCCAACGCTAAGGTTCTGTGATGCACCATTACACGCAGTATTGATGTACATAGTAATCTCAGTGATTTGGCTGTTTGCGGGGACAATAATCCCAGTGGATGCGGCTGTAGTTGATTGAGTCCACGCTGCGGTCTGAGCCATCTCAACAAAGCCAACATTGGCGGAAGAGCCATCGCGAATGGTTCCGGCTTTAATAGGGCCGGAGAAAGTGGTGGTAGCCATATGTATCTCCTGTCGTGGCTAGTGTCTGCCGCCTCCCCTATGGAGCGCAGTCAGGATGAATTTATAGTATGCCAAAGAATGTGACAAAAATTAAAAATAAGGGACGACCAAGGTCTCTCTATAAGGCGATTGACGGGTATCAAACCAACCAAGGCCGCCCCTTATCGATTAGGAACTACCCGGAGAACCGTATATTCCTAGTGGGTCAGAAACACCGAAGCTGTAACGCTCACGCGCCTTGTAGCGCACGTTACCAGTATCGAAGTCACCGTCCATTGAAGTTTCAAGCGCAGTACGCTCGAAATGTTTCATTCCATTAGGAACATCAGTAATGATGTACCAAGAGTTGGTGTCAGTCAGGTAGTGATTGACAGCATACCCTTCAGGAATGGAGCCATTATTCTTAATGGCATTGATGTCGTTATCAGCAGTGCTGACACGCAGTTCCGAATCTAGGATTCGGGTTGCTACAAACATCAGGTTAGGTGGAACAATCAAGCGTCTTGGTCGAGCCGCGATTAGAAGTCCACGCTCGTCAGTGTAGGCAGCAATACCAATGATTGCGTCTTCTAACGAAGTTTCATTCAAATCAGCCGCCGTAGCAGGACGGTTTGAGTTTTTGCCACCATTAACAAGTGGGTGGCCGTCACCGCCAGTTACGCCATCGCCAACCGCAGTAAACAAGTTAACACCATCGCCAGATTGATAAGCGTTAGTGAAACCATTGTTTAATGGGAAAGCAGCCTTAACTTGCTTGGTGTAAGCCATCGCTCGTGCCAAAGCTTTAGTGTATCGCTGTGACAAAGATGCATAGAGGTTATCCTCCATTGCCTCTTCGGTAATAGCGAAACCCTGAGCGATAGTCTCGTGGGTATAGCGAGCTGTGAAAGCTTCTTGCGCTGAATCATAATTGATTGCAGAACCTTCAGGCTTTACAGGAGCAGCGCCAAAACCACTCAACTTAACCTCTTCTTCAAACGAACGATCTGATGATTCAGTTTCGTAAATCATCTTATCCTCGTCTTCGTACTTTGCATACTCTAAGCCAAACAGGGCGTTAAGACCCGGAAGTAGCTCTTTGAGCATTTGCGCTCGTGATATAGCCATTCTCTAAGCCTCCTTATACGCCAGTGGCGTTACGATACTGATGCATTCCCCAGTTGTAAGTGAGAAGTACGTCAGTGTATGCGTCACCCACTTCACTATCTGGCCCATCCATAAACTCAAGAATCCGCAAGGGAAGAGTATTAGTGGTTGCAGCGGTGCTTGCGTCAACCGCATTCTTGCTGCGGCCAATAGTGGTGGAACCTGCTGTTTGGACAACAGCAATGTTGTTGCCCAAGGTGGTTTGCGCCAATGAATCATCAGCCTGCATTCTAAATACAGCATCAGGGTCATCAAGCACATAGGCCATAGCGTCAGACGCTACAGTGCCTGTAGGCCACATTTGATTAAATGTGGGCTGGCTGGTATTTGGGTCTGTATAAAAACAGCCCATAAAGATACCAACAGGGGTCATCGTAGCCGTACCAGTATCTTTTTCTACAGTACCAGTACTGACTAGCTTAACAAAGTCGCCATAAAAAACGTCAGCGGCATAGCCACTAGCGATCTTTATATGACGAACTTTACCAGAGAACGAACCACAGGCGGATAAACCGTCTACAGGTTCGGCTCCCATTGGAGTAGCTGAAGCAGCCATACGAAAGTCCTCGTTTACGAAGACAATCTAACAATAGATTATCTTCTGCCAAAAGTTGTCCTCGAAGAATTCTCTTTATAAAGAGGCATTCGAGGGTCTTCTTCCCGCAGAAAACTATTATCGACAGCATTCATTTGGTTAACAGCCATCTCGTTATAATACTCGTTGCGCTTGTCTAATTGTTCCTTTGGAATCCGGCACAATAACAAACCACCATACTCAATATTATCAGGATAACGACCACCAACTTCAGGAATGAAATCGATCTCAGGATATTCGGTAGCCTTTACAGGAACCCATCCCTCTCTCATTTTCTGCGATACGTTAGTGTTGTCTGCCTGACCCAACATAGAGGTACGAATCCATCTGTGTTCAAATCCGTCCCTTGGGCTAGGCTGAGGAAGTGAGGAAGCAGGCTTCCATGAGTCACTTGGCCTCATTGTGTTTTCCCTTGAATCTAAGTCTTGGGATGCGCGTGTTGTTTCTTCTGACATTAGCCAACCTCCTGTCTTAACATTTGCTCGGCATATTGTTCATTGGTAATCCCTAGCCGCTTTGCGAGAGCTTCTTGGGTTTTCGTAAGCGAGACTTTGCGTGTCTTTGCGCCGTTGTTCCTATTGGTACTAGGCGCTACCACGGTGGTATTGCTGCGTTGACGGGACGGAGTGCTTCGTTCCTCTCGTCCATCCTGAAAACCGGAGTAATCAGGAAACCGTTCACGCATTCTGCGATCTACTTCAGAGTAGTATCTCTGTGGATCGGCGTGGGCTGTAATACCTTCATGAAAAAGATTGTCATGAATGGCTAATCCTACAGCCGTCATTTCTTTGTGTAGTGGTTCGACAGGTTGACCCGGTCTGCCTTGCGGCTGAAACCAAGGGTTTTTATCGTTCCACTCACGTTGTTCTTGAGTGATTTCAGGTTGTTGTTGGGGAGGTTGCTGCTGAGCGCGTTGCTGGGCGGCGGCTTGTTGTTGCTTTGCTGCTGCCTGCTGTTGCGTTAAATTTCTTTTAAGCTGCTGCTCCCGTGTTTCCATCTCCCTGATTCTCGCCTGAGCAGCACTAAGCTGCGCTTGGCTTTCAACCAAAGCGTCTGCATCGCCTTCCTCGTGAGCTTTCTTTAGCTCTTTTTTGGCAGTTTGCAGCTCTACCTCAGCTTTCCCTTTTGTCTGCTGAATAATCGCAGACTGGCCTTTTGCTAACAGCGACTCATACTCTTTGAGTTTTTTCTGCTGTGCTTTAGCCAACTTAACCGCTTCATCACGCATTCGTTGGGCTTCTCCAACCTTGCGCTTATCGGCGTGATTAACCGCCCTAAGCTGGTTAATTCGTTTTTGTACGTTTTTGCTATATCCCTTTAGCTCATCGTCTGTGAAACCGTCATCGTATTTAACGTCTGGCTCAGCTAGTTCCCTGCTTCGCTTCTGCGGTTTCTTTTCTTCTGCTGGAGTATCGTCAATGACTTCCACTTCCAGTTCTGTTGCACCTTCTTCTTCGGAAGGAGAGTTTTCAGCCGCTTGGCCGTGTTGCGTCTTAACACCAAAGAACTTGTCTTCAGCGGACGTTAAAGTTTCTTCAACCTCATTCTCGCTCATACTTTCATCACCCCTCTAGGGTCTTCGATCACAGCTTCTACGCTGTCATCGTTGATAAGCCTAAACTCTGTACCATGAACCTTAAAGCGTGTGCCAGAGTATGATCTCATAATAATGAAATCACCTTCCTTGCAATACGCTCCGTTGGGAAATCGAGTTTTGTCCGAATAAGCATCCGGCCCTAACTTGATAACAAAGCCAACAATGGAGCCTACCTCTTCAACCGCAAGAGTTTCTTGGGCTTTGAGAATACCTCCTTCGCTTGCTTTTTCAGGTTCGGGTAAACCAATCAATATTTTGTAACCAGCAGGCTCAGGCATTTGATGGGCTGCGCGAGGTTCTTCTGCGGTCTCTACTTCTACCGTGTTTTCTTCTGCTAATGCTTCTGCCATTAGTTTGTCCTTGCACTGGAATAGTGTCCAGAGGCACTGCACCGCCTAATGCGGAGATTACGTTTCCTCGATATGCTTGTTCAGATCGAGTAATTCTCTTTCAGCTAATGCGAGTCCTTGTATGATCCCGCAACACTTAGAATATTCTTCCATATCTTTACAGCCACCGCCGCTAACGTGGTCGGCTGTTTCATTCATAATAAGGCGTATCTTTTCGTTTAAAACTTTTAGTGCGTTTTCAGACAAAAAGTCACTCATCCCGCTCTCTTTCGTCAATCATTTTTTCGTGCGTAGTATCCCTCTTATCGATCATATCTTCAATATCTCTTTCTCTTTTGTCGATCATCATTTCTTTTGCGATCTGTACGCCTAGCTTCGCCCCTTCCACTTTATCCTTAGAGGCAATCTTTTTGCTTTCGAGTTCCTGCTCGGTATTGGTCTCGGCAATCTTCACCCCTAGCTTAGCACCTTCAATCTTTTCATCCGCTGCCAGCTTGTCTCTTTCAAGGTCGTCCTTAGCAGCAGCCTTCATCAAGTCTGCCTCAATCCTTGCCATATCGGTCTGGGTTTTCGCCTGTACCTTAGACGCTTCAAGATCAAGCTCTGCCTTTTGCAACTGAAGCACTGGGTCTTCCGCTTGCGCCGCTGCTTGTTCGGCAGCAATTTCCATTTCAGCCCTTCCTGTTAACTGCTCAGCAGCAGGAGCTACCAGTTGGGACAGCCTGTATTCAATGTCTTCAGGAAGATGTTCATCCGGTGGCGGCAATGGCACACCCAATTCCTTCTCAATGTCACGCCTGTACTGGAAGGCAACGTGTTCGGCTATGTGGGCAGCCAGCGCTGCCTGTTTCATCTGTGCATCCGGTGCTAGATTCAGCAATTCGGCTATCTTCGGATCGTTCATGGCCGCAGTATGCGCCTCTATATGAGCCTTATGGTCTTGATATATAAAGGCTTTTACTGGCTCACCAATCATTAGATTCATGTTTTCTGATATAGGATCAGTCGGTCTCATGTCATCATCGGTCGGCACAATCTTGTCTGGATCACGAATACCCAGAACTTCCAGCATCTGGCGATGCAAAAGCGGCAGGTTATACATCTGCGGGGCTTGAGCAGCCAACTGAAGTGCTGCCTGATACTGCATAATTCGCTGAGCCATCGTTCCAGCGTTTGGATCGCTAACAGGAATAATGTCTACACGGTCATCAAAGTCTTCTGCCGTTACCGCGTTAGCCTCGGTTTCATACGGGTACTCAGTAGGGCCGTATTCCACCACAATGTCGCAAAGAATTTTAAGTTCTTCCTTCATTGAGGCGTGAACACGGGCCTGCACCGCACTGATAACCTTCATTTCGCGCTCTAGGAGCGCAAGAGTCGTGCCAACTGGCGCTTCGCCGTTTATATCAGCGGCTTTTACATCGCCAGCGGAAGCAAATCGTCTGCCATCCTCCACAATTTCCTGAAGCATCTGGTGTAACACCGCAGATGGCTCTTTATAGGGTAAAAATGTGATGTTATCCCTGATAACACCGCCCGGAACGTCCACATCGCGGAATTCTCCGGGCATAATTGGCGAATCATCGCCTTTAATGCGTAATCCCCGTGCTTTTAGGCCGCCGGGAAGGTTGGCAAGCGTACCTGCGTCAACTAATTGGCGTAATAACGAGGTTGCCGACTTGGTTAGGCCGCCAATCATGTGAACCAGCCCAAAACCATAGAATCCCAGCCCCGGAAGGTACTGGTAATGAACAAAATGTTGACGTTTTAGCTTTAATTCATCGTCTTCTTTCCAGTTTCTGCGTATGGAAAGGATAATACTTGACGATTTATCGACAGTAATAACGTAAGGAAGCCCGATTTTTGTCGGTTCACCCGCTTCGAGGTCTTCAAAACCGGGTAAATCCACGTTAACCATTATCTCAAGCAACGTATGTCGTTGATCTACCTCATAACTTGGGTGATCGCCTGTTAATTTGTTGTATTTTGCCCTTATCTCTGTGGTGTCAGGAGCAGGAGCAGGTAATTCTACGTCCCGGTAAAAGCCACTTTGCTGTAATTTCAGCACATCGTTGGCTTCCATCTTCATAACATGCGTGGCTCGCTCGGCTGTTTCCAGATCAGCAGCGCCATAGCTGACTACAAAGTCCTCTGCTGGCACAAACATGCTGCAAGCCCTGCCTAAATTGGGGTCATAATAGACCTTGCGGAAGGCTGAGCCTGCAATAGGAAGAGAGAAGAGTAGCTTTTCTGTTTCTGTGCGGTACTCCGGCATCTTAACCGTCATCATGTAGTTAAGATAATCCTGTACACGTTCTGCTTGCTTGGTCTTTTCTGTAGTGAGCGTCCCTACGATCTTGGTTTTAGCAGGCCCACTTGCAGGAAATATTTCCATAATAGTCTGGGACTGGAACCTGACAACGGCCTCACTCAAGAGAGGATGAAACACGCCGCAAGCTCCGTCCCACGGAGTAGTTCTGTCTTCAAAGCGCATACCCAGCAGATCAAGCCCTTTTATATAAGACTCTTCCCAGTCATGGCGGCTGGTGCGGTCAGCATTAAACATGCCAACCAGCTCACTGCCCAGTGTGTCCAGCTCTGCCTGATCCATGAACTCGGCAAGGTTAGCTCCATGCTCGGTGGAGGTTTCGTCAAAGTCCATGCTGATTTCCATATCATCAGTAGAGATAGTCACCTCTTCGGGATTGACTATCTCGACCTCAATTTCGTCAGCAGTGGGGAGACCCGCACCATTGGTGTATAAAGCTTTCTCTATAGCCACTAAGTGTTAGTCCTGAATTTACCGCCTCTGGTTGCTGCGCCCATGCCTCTTGCCTTAATGGTCTTAGACTTTGGTGCGCCCATGTTTAGCCTAACGCCCGTAGTAGCTGGCGCTCTACCACCTGTGCTTCTTTTCACCTTCTTGTTGCCTTTATCCATTGTGCCTACGGCTGCATACTTTCTGCGTCCCGCAGCTTTCTCCGCTCCTTCGCTTTCCTTTCTTCTGCTCTTGAGGGTCTGACCACCAGTTTTCTTTTTGATAGCCTTGCCGCCCTTTTTAAGCATCCTTCCTGTCAACACATCTTCGCCCATAGCCATGCGCTTGTGCTGGTTTATATCGTTAGGCAGTGTCGCTCTTGCCGTTCTTCGGACAGGCGCTTTCTTCTTAGGAGCCGCCTTGGTCTTGCGATTACGCATACCAAGAGATTCATCCAGCCTGTCGTTATAGCCCTGCTTCTTGGCTGTGCCCCCAGTATTCAAGCCCTTAAACCTACGGGTTGCCATATACTTACGGTAACTTCCACGGCCATCCCCTTCAGGATTATCCGCTTTTGTTCTGCCGCCTCTCTTTAGGCCCAGCCCTACAGCCTTGTCTCTGAGTCTGTGCATTTCTTCACGGGCATCACGACCTCTTGCGCCAACACGGGCAAGCTCGGCTCGCTTGTCTGCTCGCTCTCTTGCGTCATGTGGCCGTCTTGCTCGAACCCTGCGTAGCTCATCGGCTGCATCGTCCTGTACACCTATTACTCTGGCCTCTTCATCACGAAGGTTTCTTCGCATTCTGCCGCCACGCTTATAAGGTTTCTTGACTGCCTTACCGGGCTTCTTGGCAGTGCTGTTGTATTTACTGGGCATATTTCACCTCTATGGGTTCGGGTTTAAATAAGGATCAAGGGGTTTATCTAATATCCAAGCCGCCAATACAGCCTCGCAACGCAGGCGTGAGTCAGAATTTGCATTTAAATGTCGCCACGGAGGGCAGCCATCATCGAAAAAACAGCCTGAGTTTTTAGAGACAGCTTTTCTTGATGCCATGATTTCATGATTGCGATTCTTTAAATATTCTTTGCCATCATGGACTTCTACCCCATAGGGCAGTATATGGCGCATCCGCAACCTGCTTTTATCAGAGTCGGTGAGACCGCCTTTTAAATTATAATGAGGCTGTTTGGGTATCTTACTAACGTCTAGCAAGTCGTCATGCTTGTAGGTTTCCGGTGCTTCATGCATAACTAGCGCTCCTCTAGGGTTTTGTCAGTTTATCCAAGACGGCCAGCGCATTGGCTAAGTTTAACGCTGCCTGAGAAGATTTCATTGCCTCTGTAGGCTCTTCGTTTGTTGCGTTGTGTGCAAGGCAATATACTGCTTGAAATACCTGAGATTCGAGTACGTTATAGTCTGCAAGATCACTTTCTTCCAGCATATTTGGATCGCATACCAATCCTAAAATTGTTGGATCAACACTTTCTTTGTGCGGGGTTATCGTAGCCATAGGGTTCTAACTCCTGTGATTAATAATAGTTGGCGGGAGCGGCTACTAGCAGGGTTCCGATAGATTAACCCGTGGGTTCGCACCACTATTACACTCCCATGATTAATAATAGTTGGCCGTTCTTGGCATGTGCTGCTCTTCGGGTTCATCCGAAGACAGGCTTAGAAAGCCTCCCTGCCTGAATCTGAGTAATGCCTGAGTGGATGAGTCCACCAAGTCATCATGTTCGCCCACTGGAAAGGCGGCGAATTCGTCTACAACTTCTTCGGCAAATCTGGTTTCTGGACACCAGACTACACCTGATGCGAACAAGTCAGCAACAGCGTTAACCCTTGCGATCTTGTCGTTACCCCGTGTCGGGGTATATTCAGCCACCGGAATACCCATTGCCCTGAGTTCAAATATCAATGGAGTGCCTGCGGCTTTAGCCTCAACAATGAAAGCATCGGGCTTCATTTCAAGATAAAGCTCATGAGCGACTTTTTTGAGTTCGGGGAATTCAAGACGTTCTTTGTAGGCATCCAGAAGGATGATATTGGGCTTGGTGCGCCCTTCGTCATCAGGAGCGTAGAAAACGCCCCATGTGGTGCAGGCTGAGTAATCAGCCCGTTCTGTCTTGAGAAAAGCGGTATCCCAAGACTGTATTACGAATTCGCATTGGGGTGGGTGTTCCTGTTCCCACACTCTCCACCACTCCTTTTTGACCAGCGCCCCTTCTTCGGCTGTGGGTATCTGCTGGTACTGAGCGTTCCACTTGCTCGGTGGCAGCTCGCTCTTGAGAGCTTCCAGCTCTTTAAGGCTCCAGAATTCCGGCCATAATGGATTGCCTGACGGCATGAGTGCCGGAAACTCTATTATCTCCCATTCATCTACCCCTTCTCTTTGAGTTGAGGACTTGACTATCTTTCCGGTCAGATCACGCATATGCCAGCGTGTCATAACGATAACGATAGCTCCTCCGGGTTGTAGACGTTGGCGAGGGCCGGATGTGTACCATTCATAAGTCTTGTCAAAGACAGAGGGGTCAATGCTCTGTCCCTCCTGCTCACTATGAGGGTCATCAATGATGAGCAGGTCAGCGCCCTTACCTGTTACCGCACCACCAACACCGATAGCGAAGTATTCGCCACCTTTATTGGTACTCCATCGCCCAGCCGCTTTGGAATCGGCCCTTAATGCCAACTTTGGGAAAACCTTTTTAAAATCAGCGTCATCCACTAGGTTACGAACCTTCCTGCCAAAACCAACTGATAACTCAGCGGTGTGGGCAGTCTGAATGATCTTCTTCTCAGGGTATTGGCCCAAAAACCACGCAGGCAATAGATAGGAAGCAAACTCACTCTTTGTATGACGCGGCGGCATGTTAACAATCAGCCGCTTTAAATCACCACAGGCAATGCGTTCAAAAGCATCGGCCATGATCTTGTGATGGCGGCCTTCAATAAAGGCAGGCCACATGTACTTAACAAAATCAATGAAATGCTCCCGCGCCGCTTCCCGCTTCTTGGCAGTATCCAACGCGGTTAATAAATCCAGTATTTCTTGCTGCTTTTCAGGAGGTAACTGATCTATCGTGGATAGCACTGAAGGATCAACTTTAACAGACATAGCTTCTCCGAAGGTTGCGCCTTCCTACGTGATATTACGTTACGTTAATTACCGTTGCGTAACTCACTCTCGAATCCCATCAAAGGGATTCGGCAGTTACTCCAGATCGTGATATCACGTGGTGCGTTGGCGCAACTTCGATAAGTGTAGCATATAGTAGCTCTTGACAGGTACATGTCAAGTGTTACAGCAGACGTTTTTTAATTTAAATAGGGTATTTCGATAGAGGTTAAACGCTTACTGCTGACAGGTCATGGGTAGTAAATAAGAATTCCTAAGAAATCCTAAGATTTCGTTAGATTTCGTTAGATTTCGTTAGATTTCGTTAGATTTAGTAAGAAATCCTAAGATTCAGGTACGGTTTCCAAAATTTTGCAGAAAATTTTTTGCCGATATTTGTGTGGCACTATCTGACGAAAAAAAGGGTTGAGACATATTACAAGTGATGCGTGAAAAGTGAGGTTAGATGAAATTTGCGAAATCGTTTGCGTGGAATACTATGTATATATGCACGGGTAGTCGCTGCTCTCGGGGGGGGTGTTATCATGGGGGTGGCTGACTGGGTAAAATGTGACACGTGACCACTTACGGTAATGAGTGACACGTGACCCCTTGTTGATTAAGTGTGACACCTGACGTAATAAGACACCTGACCCCTTACGACTAATGTGTTACACCTGACTCCTCGTCAGCAACATCGTCAGCTATAAGTGCCAGCTCGCCCAGTTTACGCTTCAGGTCTCCAGCGATATCGTCACTGCTACGCTCGGTTACGTCTTCTATGCGTGTCGTGTACATGCCGCTGGTCTTGGCGAGTATAGAGAGGGATTGCACCTGAGTAGGTTCCAGATCGATAGCGCCAGTGATGTGATCTCGCAGAGTACGTGTCACCAATTCTTGGCTGGACACGTTGCGAGCTAAGTTAAGATCACTCTTACGCTTGATAATCGAATCAACCGTACTCCGAACGTAATCCAGCTTCATCAGTTTGGAAGCGCTATTCCTCACGGTCTGGCTGCAACCATTACTGTCGTATGCTTCTCGATAGGCATCAGCCTGCGTCTTGCCATCAGCAACCAGCTCGCAGAATCTGCGCTGCTTGGCGGTCAGTTTGTTATCGCTCATCTATTCACCATAAGAAATCTTATCTAAAAGTAATAAAAGTTATTTTTTCGAGAGTATATCCAGCTCCTCCTGACAAGTCATCATTAGACGGCCTGAGAGCCTCTGTGACGAACGTTAGTGTGACCCCTAACGCTAGTATCTGTGACTCGCTAACGTTGCTTAGACGGATTTCGACCCATGTTACATGTGTTATGAAGTGATGTAAGTCATTGTATTCATTACATAAAACGCATAATGCTGTTATGGGAGTGTTATTCCCTATAGATAGAAGAAAGAATATTTATGATTTATTGTTAAAGAGTGTTGTACTTGTGACGATAACTGTTGTTATACTTCACATCTCAGCAGCAAGGGACGCTGGCTTTCTGAGACCCAAGCAAATCGGATTGTGACTGAACAGCCCAGTATATGGTTGGACTCCGGAGGATGACCTAGTCATCGACAGGCAGGAGAGAGAGCCGCGAGGCTTACTCAAGCGCCGTCCATCGAATCAAGATGCAATGGGATAGCTTCACTTAGTGAGGCTTTGAGGATTGATTAAACGCGCACCAGCAGCATGCCATTAAAGCTGCCTACAAAGAGTGCGCCAGTAACGAGGTGCTGAGAACCTCACCGCGAAATCATATCGAAGGCATTCAATCGAGTGTCTTCTATTATGGTTTTAATCTATGCAACAAAGAAGGTAGCAACATGAACATCACTTACGAATTAACTGAGCATTTCAGCGAGCGAGTGCGCGAGCGCCAGCTTACTGATCGGCTCGAAGCAATTGCAGCCGCAGTGCAGCATGGCCGCAAGATTCCGCAGCGAACCAAGTCCGGCGAAGTACGTCCGAATTTATTCGCTCATATTGCTAACGACTTGACAGTGATAACAGCGCAAGTCGGAAGCATCACTAAACTCCTTACAGTCTATGAAACCAACGAGGCAACAGTATGAATAAAGATAACGAACTGACGGACGCGGTGCAGGTTGCCGCCGTAAGCGATGCCGTGAAAATGGCAGCGAATAACTTTCTGCTGATCGATGTATCGGTCAGCTTCTGGTCGGGTGTCGGCCAGCTCACCGCTGCTGCTGAGAAGGCAGCGATAGCGGCAGGCGCTGAGGCAACCGGAACGCGCATCTACAAAGATTTGCTGGGCGCTTGGCATGGCAAGCTTAAAGAAGTTAACCAGCACTTCCGCAGGCTCAGGACTGTGCTGGCTGATGAGACTATTCCTTATTCTAAGGCAGAAGGTGAAGGGCAGCGCCGTGGCAAGAAAATGGTGAACGTGCTCAGGTATCCTGACGTGGCTGCCAAGCTCGACAATCTCAAGGGGCGCGCACTAAATGCTCTCGAAGAATTTTTGGGAAACTATGATTATTATCGCGATGAAGCTTTGAGCCAGAATTTCGGAACGTGGCGAGCAGAAGCAGAGCGATTGTTTCCGACTCGCGATGCGGTTAAGGCGAAATTCAAGATTGAAATCTCTGACCCTGAGCCGCTGCCTGTATTCAATCAGGATCAAATCGGGAGTTGGAATATCCCTGCTCAAATGCTGGGCAAGATTGTCGAGCAGTCTAATGCGGCGATTGCTGCCCAGCTCGAAGCAGCCAAGCAAACCTCAATTGAGGCATCTCTGAAGGTCTGCGAGACAGCGTTGAAACAACTCACTGAAGGCCAGCGATTCAGCGAATCCGTTATCACTAACGTCAAGCGCGAAGCGGTCAAGCTGCGCGAGATGGCTGACGGCTATGACAATGACCCGCGAGTACAGGACATTGCCGATGCCATGCTTAACGGCATAGCCAACGTGAGCAGCAAGGAAGAATGGAAGAACAGCGAGACCTTGAAAATCGAAGCAGCAAAATCGGCTGAGACCACTGTCAAAAATCTCAAGCGGATGCAGCAGTCAGCGCCAGTCGCTACTGCTCCTGACACATCAGGAGTAATACTGCCTGACCTCACCGCTGATTTAATCTAACTTTAACTCTATGAAAGCAAAGGAAAATTATGAATATTCAAACAACACATTCTGATCTAGTTAACCATCACCTTCCCATCGTCATGAACACTCATCCAGCTATGTCGGTTGGTCTGATCAGTGGGCCGGGCATGGGCAAGACCTACCTGATGACACATCAGGTAAAGGAAACATGGGCCGCTGCGAACAACGTCCATCCCGAAAAGGTTGGCGTTCTGGTCTATCGCACCGCTGATCGTGAGGCAGCTGAATTTGCTGGGCTTATGATGCCTCGCAAGGACGCTAAGGGCGATCTGGAAACGATAGCAATTAAGCCTGACCTTGTTCGCAAGATCGAAGACCTGCGAGCGGAGGGATTTAAGTATATCGTTCTTGTTCTCGATGAGCTGTTGCAGTCAGCGCCTGACGTTCAGAAGACTCTGTCATCTGTGCTTGATCGCAAAGAAAATACTCTGGGCGGTCACGACTTAGGCGGCGGCCTATTTGTTTGTTACACGGGCAACAAGCAGTCTGACAAATCAGGCGCAAGGCCAGCGCTGGGTCACTTGCGTAATCGAGTGATTCAGTTTGAGCTGGAAGGCTACAACGATTCGACTGTCGCGCAGTGGGATAGAGATTTCGCCAGCAAGAACGGCGTACTTCCCGCTCTTATAGATGTGGCTAAGAATCACGCTTGCGATGGTTTCTTTGCTGATCAGGTTCCTTTAGATGGTGGTTTCAATTCCTTTCGTGGGCTGACTAATGTCAGCGCCCTCATCTCCACATACATCGAGCGCAAAGGCACGACTAAGCTTGATGTGGCTATGGTCTCGCTGATCGCTGCGGTGATCGGGCAGGATGCGGCTGAGATAATCGAAGATCATTTCGATTGCGAAGGCGAGATTCCCACGGCTGACGAGATTCTGAGCGCTCCTGATTCGGCAATGCTTCCAGATCAAACAGGCTACCAGAATCTGGCTGGCTCACTCGCACTTGAGATTGCCAATGACGAGCAGTCAGCGGATGCGGCAATCAAGTACATCACTCGCCTGCGTCCTGACCTTCAGGTGCAGCTGGGTGTAAGGCTGATCAGCAAGTCCGCACGACTTGGCAACATCCTTATCAGCACAACAGCGGTGGACTTCATCAAGTCACACACCGATCTAATTCAACTAGCGAAAGACATCGAGGTATAACTATGAAAGCAGTGAGATATTTTGACAACGACTCGCCTTTGATGAGCGAGTCGAAGGAGTTCGCGGCAGCGATGATCATCCTGTCAGCCAAGGCGAGGATTTACTGGCGCTTGGTTGTCATGCACGAGGTGATCTGGACTGACCGCATTCCAACGGCTGGCACTGATGGCGCTTACATTTACATCAATCCAGCGTTCTTTCTTGGCCTGCCCAACGACAGCCAGCGAGCATTCTTGCTGGGTCATGAGGTCGGCCATATAATCTTGCGACACCCGCAACGTGGCAAGGCATTCCGCAAGCGTGGCTATTTCCGCATGGTCAAAGGCTCGAAGATTCCTTTCGATCACAAGACCTATAACTGTGCTGGTGACTATGTGATCAATGCTGATCTGGTAGCGCATGGTCTGGAGCCTATACCTTCCGGTCTATTCGATGATCGCTTCACTCGCGATCACTTGGTCGATGAAGTTTACGCTGAGCTGTACGAAGATCAGCAACAGGATGATCAGGAAGAATCAGGCGAGCCTGCTGGTGACGAGTCAGAAGCAAGCGACTCCGATGAGTCGGGTGATTCGGGCGAGTCTGGTGATTCCGGCGAGTCTGGTGATGAGGCTGGTGATGAGTCTGGCGATTCCGATGAGTCTGGCGATTCCGATGAGTCTGGTGAAGGCGATGAGTCTGGTGAAGGCGATGAGTCTGGTGAATCAGGTGACTCGGGTACGCCTCACGATGGGCATGATGTTCACCTTGAGCCGCAGTACGAGGGTACTGCTGAGGAGATCGAGGCGGCTGAGCGTGACGATGAGCGCGCCATCGACAAGGCGGTGCAGGATGGAGCTGAGCAGCAGGAGCAGGCTATCGCTGAAGGCGAACACGCTGCTGTTGGCATGGGTGACAATGTGCGTGGCCGACTGAAGGCCGCAGCACAGCGTAAGTCAGCACCTCTGACATGGAGTGATGAGCTTGCTGATCTACTTCAGAGATCAGGTAAAGGTAGCGAGATTTCTTATGCCAAGATACATCGCCGCCGTTTCAATCTCTGCGGTGTGGTATCGCCTGTTACCCGTGGCGCTCTTAATCAGATAGGTTTCGTGGTGGATGTGTCTTACAGCGTTGATCGCGATTCATTGCGAGAATGTATGCACGTGCTTGGCGATGCGATTGACGAGCTTCAGCCCTCTGGCGGTGCGGTGGTTGTATTCTGTGGTGACTCTTACGAAGGTCATGCCGAGGTATTCTCTGGCGCTGAGCTTCTTGATCTTGAGATTCCTGACGGCGGCGGAACTTACATGTCTGCGGGAATCGACTGGCTCGCAGACAACGGCTACGAGCCTGACGTTACGCTAGTGTTCACTGATGCTGAGATGTTCGGTAGCGACATGCAGCACGTTCATGATGCTGGAGCGGTCATTGTTCTTGATGGGCCGCCAGATTACTACGCTCGCCAAGTGCTTGAGCAGGTGAACCCGCGA